CCGCGCGGCGTTGAATTGCGCCCCCGACAGGACTCGAACCTGCAACCTCGGGATTGGTCGGTGATAACCAACATCAGTGCAGCAGCGTCTAGGTGTTTCGCTAATAGTGATTCTGAATGCGAGCTGATCGCAGCCGCGTAATTATCTGTATATGCAACTCATTACGATGCCGGTCGATTGGGCGGGATTGGCCTCGGAATATGAACGATACCTACTAGCTGCAGGATGCACTCCAAAGACAGTGAAGCTGCGAAGAGGCTGGATTACGCGATTTGCTCGATGGATCGATTGCGCTCCCTTTGAAATCGAGCAGACAGCAGTCATTGAGTGGTCAGCAGCGCAGAAATGGGCTCAATCCACGCGTAGATCAGCAACTCAGTCTGTTAAGGGATTCTACACATGGGCATTATCGTTAGGATATTGCGACACGATACCGAAAGTGCCGCGCGTGCGGAAAAGTCCTGCTGCTCCACATCCTGCAAGCAGCGCTGCGATTGCTGCGTGCCTACAATCACGGGATTACAGAGTGCGCCTAGCAACGCGCCTAGCAGTGGAGATAGGACTGCGACGTGCCGAAGTTGCTTGTATCAATGTCGATACTGATCTAATCGAAACAGGCGACGGCACAGCCTTAATAGTCCACGGGAAGGGCAATAAGCCTCGTATCGTTCCGCTTACAGCTTCGCTTGCAGGCGAACTACGACAGCACAGGGGGTATGTGTTCCCCGGTCTGGATTCGGGTCATATTAGCGCTGCTTGGCTCGGCACTCTCGTCTCCAGAGCGATGCCGAAGGGAGTCACTATGCACTCTCTCCGGCATACATTTACGACGCGCGCATATCAGGCGACGCGTGACCTCGTGGCACTCCAGAAAGTGTTAGGCCACGCGTCACCTGAGACCACGCTTGTATATCTGCAAATCGCAGACGCGTCGCTAAGGCGTGTCATCGAAGCGGCTGCGTGAGCGCTCTGCTTCAAGCGACGCGATGCGTTTGCGCATTTCGCTGTGACTATCGTGTGCATGATCGTCGATGGAATCCACCCTGCGCGTAATCTGCAGCAGCTGTGAGCTTTGATGATCGAGCTGATTACCGTGGTCATCGAGTGAGCGCTCGATACGGTCGAGCTGATCTTTAACTGATGATCCGTGATTAGGTTCAAGCTGATCGGCTGTGCGTCTAGCGGCTACGAGAGTGGCGATGCCTGTAATCGTAGCCGCTAGGCCGCCAAAGCCGCCGAGAGCGGTTATCAGCTCAGCTGCTGCGTTCATTATCTGCGCGTGGGGTATGCATGAGAGCCGTCGAGGTGCCGAGCACCGATGCTGCGAGAGCAATCCATAGCGGCGCGGTAGCTTGATCGACGATTCCATAAATCGTGAGCAGCGGGACGAGCGCTGTCGTAATCCCGTAGAGCCATGCGCGCAGCTGAGGGGTAAGCCACTTCGTATACTGAGGTGTTTCCATTTACTTCGCACCTGCCTCGATCAACTTTGCAAGATCGTCGAGACGCTTGTTAAGCGCTGCGATTCCGTCGTAAACGCGGCTGAAATTCGTCGCATTCCACGCTGTTTCATCGATGGGGTTGGTCATCGCTCCCGTGCCCTTGCCATCTGAGCCCTTTTTTTCGACACCGCCAAGTAGGGCACGCTCGATGCGCTCCACGCGCAGATCAAGATAGGCAAGGATGTCAGCGACACTAGCGTTATGTCCATCGGGACGGGTGATGCGGTCGGTGAGTTGCATTTCGTCAAATTCTCCTTCATTTGCGAGTCGGTCGATTTCTGCGAGTTTGTCTGAGTAGTTTCCGGGGCAGGCGGTGGGGAAGTGATCGCAGTGACGAGAGAGCGGTAAATATCCGTGCTCAAAGCGGATCGCTGAGACGAGCTTTGCCACTGTGCGCAGGTCATCGTCTGTGCATGCGGGATGGCACTCGATGCCGATTGTGCGCAGGTTATTACCTGAGCAGTGCCATGCACGATCGTTATCAGAGACGATCTGCGTGATACGGCCTGCTGAGACGACATAGTGAGCGGATGTGCGCGCGCTGCGATTGCCGTTGCATAGGAAATCTACGACTCCATCATGGGTTTGATTCCATTCCGGTAGTCCCCACCAATGGATCACAATTCCGGTAGGTGCTCCTGCGGGACGGCCCTCGTCGTAGTTGTCGGATTGACGCACGTCGGTTACAGCCCAATTAGGGTTAATTCGTGTCATTGCTGGCCTACCGTCCACGTTGCATACCCTCGGTATGCTCCGTTGTTTTGAATGTCAACATCTCCGTAACACAGCACGCGCACCAATCCTTTATCGAGGAAAATTGGCATGGGCCAGATTCCGGGGCCGAACAAAGTTCCGCAGATCACCCATTCACGCGTTGAGGGCACGCGCACGAGATTGTTCACGCGCATCACGTCGATGATGCCACCTGGCCCCATATGGAAGGATGATCCGGTACGCACGAGGCTGATGCTCAGATGAGTAGTTCCGTTTACTGTGCGCGCTACACCACCGCCGGGATCATGTCGCCAAGCTCCATCAAAGACAGGGAGCGTCACTGTCTGCTCTGTATAGAGTTCTGAGAAATTCGCGTTGATTTCCTCAGCGCGAACGAGTTCGCCGGGTACAAACTTTTTCATCGCGTCTCCTTATCGGTTTGCTACAAGTGTGAGTGTCGTTTTCCACGTGCGAGGGGTAATAGAGTGGCCGATGCGCGTAATTACCGTGGGATGAGCGTCACCGCGCGTGGCGACACTAGCGGAGGTGAGGGGATCGAGGACTGCTGCTGCGCTCATATGATCGAGACGATTCTTAGGGCCAGAGCGGTTGGATGGCTCGATAGTGACGCGAGAAGGCACAGGCAATTCAGTGGCGCGCCGAAGTAGGCTGCGCGCGGCCTGCTCGACACCTGCTGCCAGAGTCATATCTACAGCTGCATTAGTGCCGTTCCACGCTGTCGAGGCCGTAGGATCAGTGACAACGGTCGTTACATCGTCTGCGCGCAGATCACCGTTTTCGATCTTCATGCCGTGGTTAGTCACTGTGATCGAGCCGATTGTTTCGCCAGAGTCCCACTTTGTATCACTAGCGGTGTAGCTCCATCTGCGCGCAGGCAGGTCTGTATCCTCAGCGTCGCTAAGCGTGATAGCCGCGGTGGTCGAGGGCCGCGCAGCGCTTATATTTACGAGGTTTGTTCGCGATACCCACCACATTCCACCAACCGACGCGCAGGCCGCGTCGATATGCTTCGCTAGATTTGTTTCCCAAACCGATGGGCACATATCAACATAGGAAGATGACGGCGTGGAATATACAACATCGGGAGCGCTTCGCATGAGACGCTCGATGCGCCTAACCCACGGCTCCGGCGCATTAGATGCATCAACACGCGCACCGTGACGCGTGATCTGTGCGAGGCGTGCCACTGCATCAGACGCGGTGAGAGTGACGTTATACGGGGTTGCAGAGCGCGGCGGCTGAAACTCGATTGACTGACTCGTTAGATTGCCGGTAAACACGGGAACACGATCAGGCCAATACACGAGACGCACAGGCGCTCCGTAGGTCAATCCGAGTTCGCGAGGATCGAGGCCACCTGCTGCAGAGATAGTTAAAATTCCTACCTCGGCTGCGAAAATCGGGCCGCGATTCGTTACCCCACGCGTGACGCTCAGCGACGTGACAGGCGCGGTAATATCCTGCCAATCATGAGTCAGATTCTCGCTATAGAAACGCTTCGTATCCCATAGAGACTCGTTAAACATTGCAGCGCTATGGTGCGGGACACCGTGACTGTATGCATCGCGATTGAAGCGCGAGTAATCAAAGCGAGCGCCGAGAGCGCCAATCAGCGGGAAATACGCCTGCAGACTTAGAACGTGCGCGGGATACGGCTCAGCTGGAATGTGCACGGGGTCGGTAATCGTGAGGTTTTCCAGCTCAACGCGATTCGTTCCAGCAATCGTGATCTCGAAACTTGCACCACAGGTAAACGTCACTTCAACGGTGGTGGGAGTGTTCGCCGGGATGAGGTGATAGGTTTCAGCGACGGTAACAGCGCACTTCTTTGCAGATCGCACGAGCGCGCGCACAGTGAGCGTATGACCTATAGGAAGATACTCGATTTTGCACACAGCGGCTGTAGTGATTCCGGTAATCACGGTGCGCGTGCCAAGCGTTTGCACAGTGCAACCGCTCCATTCATCAGCGCGCGGCGGCGCGAGTGTAATCATCGGTTCACCCCATTCAGTCGCATGTACTCATTGAGGCTGTCAGCGAGCTTCCTACCGTTTTCGGGGGTCGGTTCAAGCATCTGCGCATCGACGCGGATGTTCACGACAGTTACATGTCCACCTGCAGCGCTGATCGCGTTCGGATCGAGAGCGTCAAATGACGTGTTAGAAATCATGTCGGTGAGGCCGCCGAGCGAGCTTCGCACAGCCGGGAATCTACGCTCAAAGCCGTTGATAAGGCCGTCAATAATCATCGAGCCAGCAGGCGTGAGTAGACGACGGTCGAGGGACTCAGGCCCCTTCCAGCTCGTGAGCTTATTTGTGAGCCATCCGAGACTGTCCTTGACCTTGCCAAACATATTTTTGATGCCGTCAATAAAGCCTTGGATCAGCTGTGAGCCAGCATTCCACAGCGCTGATCCAAGATTCCCAAGTGCACCGAGTGCGCGCGAAGGCAGGGAAGCAATCACGCCTACTACGGTGCTAAGGCCACCTGAGACAGCGTTTTGTAGCCAGCTCATAGCACTGCGCGCAGTTCCGACAATCGCGTTCCATCCACCGTTAAAGATGTTCGTAATCGTTGAAATTACGGTAGAAACAATTGTAGAAATGAACTTGACTGCACTGCCTACAGCAGTTGATATCGCAGTCCAAACGCTCTGCGTCACAAAATAGATCGCGTTCCACACGGTCGAGATAATCCCACCGACGAACTGCACAGCAGTTGCGACAACTCCAGTGAGGATATTCGCGAACGTCGAGAGTACAGCTGTGATCGCGCTAATGATTGGATCGAGAGCGGTTAACGCGGTGCTCAGAACGGTGGTGATTACCTGCGCAATCAGACTGAGGACATCAACGAGCGGTGTCAGAATCACTGATAGAACGTTCAGCACAACGGATGCGATGTTACCGATAGCAGTAATCAGCGGAGCAAGCGCAGTAAATAGGTGCCCAAGCAGAGTTGCGACAGTAGCGAGAAGATTTCCTAGCGTCGGTAAGATAGGCATCAGCGCAGCGACAACGCGCGTAACAAGCGCGGTGACGATAGGCACGAGAGGCAGGACTGCCTGCACAACTGCCTGCACCACATCAGCGATACCCTGCAGCAGAGGTGTGAGCGACGGGAGTACCGACGTGACAACCTCAGCGATAGTTGAGACGAGCGCTGCGACGGTAGGAAGAATAGATACCACCGCATCCATGAGCACGCTTCCGATCTGATCGGCAAGTGTCTGCACGAGCGTCACTAGAGTGGGTAGCAGAGGTGCGAGTGTGTTCCCAAGCGTGGTGACTAGATTTGTAATGACAGGAAGCACCGCGCCGATTCCCGTCGATAGTGCACCGGCAAGCTTGGGAAGCATCGGCACGAGCGACTGCATCAAGAAGTGCAGGGGAGAAAATGAACTAGCAAGCTGCGCTGCGGGGCCGATCAGTTGCGTGATGACGGGGGCAATCTGGCTGAATGCTTCTTTTACAGGTGCGAGCAGAGGCGCGAGCGCGTCGAAAGTTCCTTGCAGGATTGGTCGAAGATTTTCAAAAACAGAGCCGAGCTTTTCACCGATTCCGTTTGCGAAATCAGGCAATGATGCGGGAAGCATAGCGCGCAGAGCACCGCTGATCTTGCCTGCGATAGCGGTAAAACGTGCGGCGACTGCATCTGGGTCAACACCTGTTGCGTCTCGGATGCGAGATTTAACCGCTTCCATGACAGCCGCAATGCGAGTTGGAAGCTCAGAGATGCGATTCGCGCCTTCAATGATCTTGCCTGCGACGCGCTCACCTACTCCAGATAGCAGCGCTTGAATGCGAGGGCCGAGAAACTCTGCGAGCCGGTCAGCGTATGGCTTGATAGCCGAGGTGAGAGCATCGATGCCCTTCGTCATTTCAAAAAAGACAGTTTTGATATGGGGGAAGATCGGAGACGCGGCGACTTGACCAAAGCGAGAGACAGCAGCGAGCATGTTTGACCATGCTCCCTTAGTGGTGTCTGCCATGACCTTGCCAGCTCCACCAATGTTTTTCTCGATAGCGCTGAGGAAGTGATCTAGGTCTACCTTGCCATCGGTGACCATCTTTCGCAGCGCTTCGGTGCTCACACCGTACTCGTCTGATAGGTACTTCCAGATCGGAATGCCCTTATCAGCGAGCTGATTCATCTCCATCGTCGTAACTTTTTGGTTAGTTGCGACTTTCCCAAAGATGCTGCCCATTTCCTCCATGCTCACGCCTGCGATTTGAGCAGTGTCAGCGACTAGGCTCAGATAGCGTGCCATGTCTTTGCCGGGCTTGATCTGCGCTGCCATAGCAGACGCGGCGGCGGTTGCCGCTGCGTCAAGGCCGTAGGCAGTGCCCTTGACAGATTTCAGGGCATCTTCTGATACTTGGCTCACCGTCGCTGCATCAGCTCCGAGCGCGCGCAATTTTGCTTGTGCTTCCTCGATCTTCATCGAGCGCGCGATGCCCTTCGTCGCTGCAAGTCCAGCGAACGACAGACCAAGAGCACCAACGGTCTTTGTTGCTGTCGAGGTGAGAGTGCCAAGAGCGCCAGTCACGTGGTCGATCCCGCGACGGAATCCGCTAGTATTTGCAAGGATATTGACAACTACTGTTTGCTTACCCATCGCGGAACCTTCCTATGTGCGCTGTTGGTTGATGACAGAGATGAACTGATTAAGCTCCAGCAGAGTGAGGTTTTCATACTCGCTCGGCTGCATATGAGCTGCGAGACACACGCGCGCTTTTTGCCGCGCACGTGTCAGTTCGTAGGGTTTTCGCCTTCGTAGAGCCCTTCAAAATAGGGCTCTGCTTCCTTCATCGAAAGAGCATCGATTTCATCCAGCGTGAGAGGCTTACCCATGCGCCGAGCGACCACGAAAATGATCGCTTGGAAGATGCCGCCGATGGGGGTTGTTTCCTTCTCGATCTGCCGGAACGAGACTCCGGAAATTTCTTCCATGAGCCGGATTTCAGCAATAGTGAAACTATCAAAGTTCATTGTTTCTCATTTCAAATCACGTTTATGCAGGATCGCTCCCATGCCTTCTTCAAGGGCTGCGAGAGCTTGAAGCTGCCTATCTTCAAGGGCTTTTGTCAAGAACGGGCGCGGTTTGATAGACCGCTTGGGCCACCCGTAATGAATGACAGCTGCGTATCGGACGGGACGGGATTCAAATCCTGCCCTAATCGTTGCCTTTTGCTTCGCGTAGCCGGAGCGGATCGTGCCGTGAAGCATTCCGCTGTCATACGGGACGAGTTCACGCGCACGAGCTGCGACGAGTTCACCGACCTGATGCATCAGGCCGCGCAGGTTGTCGCTGTCCGCTCCGGCTGCTTCCAGAGCACGAAGAGCCTTAGATAGCCCTTCGATCCGGTAACCGACGATAGGCATCAGGCAGGAAGCGCGCCGGAATCGTTGAGCTTCCACTCGGTAACGGGAAGCTCAATATCGAACGTCGAAGTTTCGTTCACCTTCGAGGTGAGCGCGGGGGGCTTTTCGATGGTGCACTTACCCGTGATGATCGGCTCATCAGCGGTGGGAACGGTGTTGCCGTGAGGTGCAAAAACAAACGGCACAGTTTCACCGACGTGCTCAAAGAGGAAACGCCACAGGCTCGTCTTAGCGGTGGATTGGATCGCTGAGAGACTCAGCTTCATCGTAGTTCCACCGGCCTGAATGCTTCCGAAGGTATCTCCATCGGAGCTATCGGCTGCTGCAAGCTCGGCACTCGACATGTCGGGCCAAACTTCCTTGCTGTTGATGCTAAATCCGAGTTTCTTACCGCGCAGGCGCGGAGATTCCTTCGGTGCTGTCTGAGATGCTCCCATGATGGTTATCCTTTCAGTTGACAATGTTCACGTTGCACGTGATGGAAAGAGCAGGGAAGCTCGTTGTCTGATTGACGAGAAGGGTAAACGGCGCGGAAACTTCAAGGTTTGAAACTCCCTCGTTGAGCGAGTCAACGACCTGTGAGGCCATTTCGTCGAGCGCTTCGAGAGCTGTCTTGTTATCTCCGGGACGCGTGATGATGAGGATGCGCACACCGACGGTGAGCGCTCCGTATGACGTGCGAGTGATCCACGTTCCGCTATCGGGAGGTACTGCGAGCACACAAGGCGGTGAAAGACGATCCGGCTCATAGTCGTAAATATCAAAGCCGGTAGCTTCGCGGATGATGTTAGCGAGTTCTTCGCGTGCTGATCGGATCGCGTTCATTTATCCAAATCCCAACGGCACATAAGGGGCCAGCAAGGGCCGCGCGGCTACCATCGGATCACGAGCTAAGCGCACGGTAGGGCCATCGGAGAAGTCAGAGACGATGCCGCCGATAGCGTTCTGCTTCGCGTAAAGCTCCGAGGCACATTCGAGCACTGCGCGCTCCCAGACGGGGCCGGGAATTTTCTCGCGGTGCTTTCCTGCGAACGCTTCTACGAGCGCCTGCGCTTCGCTCACGATCTGAGTGAGAGATTCGAGCGTGGTAGAGGCTCCGGCACCCACGTGATGCCGGAGACGCTCTGCCAGTTGCACGTCGCTCATGCGCCGACCTTGAAGGGGATCAGCGCGCTAGGAATCTCAGCAGCGTGAGCAGCGTAGTAGTACACACTCATATCGCGAGACAGGTTGATGATGTTGTCATCCTGCAGGTGAGCGAGGCCAGAAGTGTACGTGCGCAGCGCTTCGGAGTTAAAGAAGGTTCCGACGATCTTCTTCTTCGTCATTTCAGCGGTTGCCGAGAAATCGGGAACAATCTTCAGCGGGCCGATCTCCTCAGTCAGCGCAGCGGTGTTCAGTGAACCGACAGCGTTCATGCCGCTGCCAGTGACAGTCAGCAGAGGACGGTTAGAGGTGTCAGTGAGCGAGCCGAGAGCGAGGAACGTTGCACGGTCAACAATGAGGCCATCGAGCGACAGGGACAGTTCCTGATACGCGTGCGAAGCGTCAACGATCATTGCGAGCAGGTCTGCCCACTTGATTTCGGTAGCGGCCTTCTTGATCGCGATAGCGGTTGCGGTCGAGGCGCTCACGGTCTTGTCATAGAAGGCATGGAAGCTTTCAGCAGCTGCGCGGCCTGCATCGATTGCCATCGCCTTCAAATGCAGTGCAACCATCGGAGAAGTCGAGCGCTGGATTTCTTGGAAGCTCAGCGTCGCTGCACCGCCGAAAGTCTCGATAGGTGCAGTGCGAGTCTTGACAGACACCTTACCGCGATGAAGGTCAGCGCCTTCGGTTTCCTGCTTGCCTACCTGCACAGTGTTGGTATCCAGCTCTGCGAACTCGACACTCATGCCGGTAGCGGGAAGTGTGCCTGTAGCGAACAGCTTCGCGATGGGATTCGCGTTGTCGATGATACGAGTCAGATCGCGGATGAATACGGGAGTTTCGGTGCGCTTATCGTCACCTGACACACCACCGTCGTAGTTACGCGCCATGAACGGCGACAGCGCGGCGCGCGTCGCTTCGTCTCCGGTTGCAAGAGCCTTCAGGAAGTCTCCAGCGCTGCGAGTGTCAGCGACGGGAGCTGCAGGCTCAGGCGTATTAAGAAGATTCACAGCGCGCGTGAGGTGATCCACGTCTGCGCGCAGCGCGTCAATGTCAACGGTCGATTGGGTCATTTGGTTGGTTCCTTCCTGAGAGCGCACTTCCGTGATGGAAGCGTCTTTATAAGCGGGATTGAGGACAACAGAGAATTCGACGGCTCGTGCGCGCGTGATCGTTGCAATGGGTTCACCGTCTAGCATTTCTTCGCGAACGTCGATAGGTTCAAATCCGATGCTCATCGAGCGCAGCACGCCATCGCGAAGCAGCGTGTAGACCTCGTCACCGCGCGGAGTGGTTGAAATGCGTGCGTCGATTTCAAGGCCAGCATCAGTTGAGCGCGTCGCAGTGATCGTTCCGATAGGTTCACGGTGCTGATAGACGAGGACAGCGCCTGTAGCGTCTACGCTGTCAGGTGCGAAGCGCTCTCGGTATCCCCATCCTGTGTCATACACGCTGTTCCACGGCACGCCGATAGCGGTGAACGTGCGCGATTCCGGTTCGTCTTCGGTAAACCTGCAGTTCAGGTCAATAGTGGTGGTTTTCATTCCTTTGCTGCTCCTGTTTGGATCGGGCCACGGCCTTCCATTTCGCGCACTTCTTCGACTGTCAAGAATCCTGCGCGCAGGCCGATTTCATGTGCTTCATAGCGTGTCTTGGTATCGGGCCGAAGCACTGCGTCGAGGTTGAACCGCGCGTAATGCCCACGAGGAAGAAGGCGCGTGAGCGCATCTTCGATAGGGGAGAGATAGCCCATGAGCGTATCGCGCAGAGAGTCAAGCGAAGATTGCTCAATATTCTGATAAGTGAGCGACGCACCTTCGACAGCTGCAGCGAGCTTATGCGGGGGGATACCGAAGAGCCGCGCAATGCGCGTGGTGTTCCACTTCTGCGACTCGAGCCATTGCAGGTCAGCGGGACTCACGCCTGCGCTTCTCCAATCGAGGCCCTTACCGACCGCAGCTGTCTTTCCCGCGCGCATATTTTCATCCCACCGACGGGACGCTTCTTCGGCTTGCTCCGAGGTCAACACTTGATCGGTAGTGAGGATTCCCGAAGGGATGCCACCGCGCGTGAATAGGTCATCTGCGTACTTTTGCAGCTTGACCATGCCGGTTAATCCCGCGCGGGCCGCTTGGATCGGGCCTAATCCAAGTTGACGCTCAGGGAGCGTGAGATACCGCAGGTGCGCGATAGACGATGATGCGATTTCCTGACCATCGATAGCGTAAACGGCCTTGTAGTTCGCATCCTGAGCGACAGAGACGCGCGCTGAATCGATCACCTCAATATTGATGACTTCCCCTGCAGGATCGCGAGTGATCTTCCAGAACGCGTTGCCGCTGATCGACAGCTGCGCAACGTTTCTGATGATCCACTCACGCTGAGTCATTTCAAACGTGGGAGCATCAATCAGCTGCGACGCGACGGGCTTTGCGTCTTTAAAGCAGTCAATCGTGAGTTGTCCAGCGAGAGTCTGCAGGTAGGTAAGGGAGCGAAACACGCTCTCTAAGCCAATGAGCGCATCGATGCCTAAACTGTCCTCACGCGCGGGCGGGAGCACAGCAGGGGAAAGACTCTGCTGCGCACCGCGCGTACTGATCCCAATTGCTTCGAGCAACTTCATGACAGTTATCGTGTTGCGACTTTTCCACGCTTCTTCGATGCGACGCGCCGAGTGTCGTTATCGAGCGCGTGCGCTGCCTGAGTTCCACCGACGTGACATGAGAGTTCGTGCGTGCGTGCGTTCTTCCATGCATACGAGCGCGAGCGGGATATGTCACCGCGCCAGCCGCATGAGCAGATAGGGAGAAACGTACAGTCGGAGCCGTCTACATAAATCTTGTACATAGTTATCCTTGGATGAATAGCTGCAATCCGGTTTGCTGTGTCGCTGCGCTCCATCCAGCGATTGTCAGAGCGCGTAGAGCGTCGATAGGCGTTGCCGTGCGAGTCGGTGAGAATGCTTTCGTTCCACCGATTGTTGTTAGTTCAACTGTTTCGAGGCCGGTCGAAACATGGTGATTCGTATCGTGGCTGATTTCCCCTGCGGTGGTCTTGTCGATGAGCCACTGACAGGCCGATGCGTATTCACGGCTTGTCAGTGTTTCGACTTCGATGCCTTCGGCTTTCACCTCGTCTACGACGGTGCGCGTAGGGCCTACAGAGTCAGCGACGAGGCGCGAGTATCCCGCGTTGTACAAGCGCACGAGCATCGGTGCGAGCCATGCTGAGCCGTTATCTGTAGCGACGAGACGCATGTGCACACCATCAGCTGTCTTGTATGCGCTGTAGATCGTCGCTGCGCTTCGATCTTCTGCGACATCGAAGGCAAGCGTCACGTCTCCGGGATCATCAGGCATGTCAATATCTGCAGATAGCGAGTCCCACACGGCAAGATCAACAATGCTTTGGATGCCTGTACTGTCAGTGAGATTCAGATATGAGCGGAGCCACGTTGAGCGTGCTTCGTCTTTTCCGACGGTGAGAATCTTTTCGTAGGTCTGTGTATGTCCGATAGCGGGATGGAAGCTTAGAGTTTCGAGGCTGTAAGGATCGCACGAGGCTTTTTCAGGGTCTGCGCTCCACTCGAAATAGGCAAGGGCACTGTCTGGATTGTCTACAGCTGCGCGGCCTCGCTCGATGAGACTATTCAGGTATGCGGATTTCGCAGTGCCCTTCGTCGAGACGATCCACAGCTGCGAGTCGATCACCGTGAGGAATGTCGGTGCTACTGCAGCGGTGAGTGCTGTCCCTGATATTTCATCAAATGCCCAAGCTTCGTCGATCATTACGAGATTGAGGCTGTCACCGTGCACAGCGGTGGGAGTGGGAGCGAACGGCTGGATTTTCGATCCTGAGCGCAAATATTCGAGGGACTCTGCTCCCTTGGATGCGAGCTTCTTAAAGCGCTTGGGATGCTTATCGACGCGCAGCGCTTCTACGATCTGATCCCATCGCTTTCTAGCGTCTTTACCTGTCTGCGCGGTCATCTGGATCAGGTGTGAGCGATACGAGAGCATACGATCAACCGCAACGGCGCGCATAAGCGCGGTTTTTCCTGACTGTCGAGGCACAGAGACTACAACGGTGGGATAGCGCCAAGCTCCGGGATTATTCGGGTCAAGCTCCAGAGCAACATCAGCTACTTGTCGCTGCCACGGCATGAGGGGAGTGCCCATGACGGTAGCTGCGATGTGAGCGACGCGTGCCCCATACGTCGGATTAGCTTCATTTCGACGCGTAGCGTAGCGAGCTTCTCCACTCATACGAGCGCTTCTTCTGTGAGGGCCTGCAGCTGCGCATCGAGAGCATCGTAAAACTCGTCTTGACCACGATCAGGCTCAGGAAGCGTGTCGATAGATTCCATGAGCAGCCGAGCGAGGTGCGCAGTCGCTACGCTCACGCCTTTAGGCCCGCCGAGCATTCCTTTATCGACAGCTGCTGCCATTGAAAGACATGTAGCAGCGGTAGCGAGGTGCTTTCCACGAAGTAGTTTTTGTTCTTCGAGGTCAGTAATCACCTTTTTTACATTTTCTTCGATAGGTCCGACCTGCCTTGGTTGCTCCCATAGCATCGGTTCCTCGATTTCGTAGTTTTTTTCCTGCATTTCGTGTGCTTTTCACTCGTTTTTGACCGTTTTTACCCGGTTCCGGGGGGGGTAGGGAGGTCCGGGCCTTCCTGTGGGTCAGGGGGGCTTTAAAGAGGGCCTGTTTTGAGGGCTTTTTCAATGGCTGGATCGATGAAACAGCGCCGAGATTTGATAATTGCCTTGGCTCCACGGCTGGAGTTGCAGTGCAAGTGCGATAGCCGGAGGTTTCTCAGGTCATCAGTGCCGCCCTTGCTTCGAGGTCGGACATGCTCGACAGTTGCACTCCACTTGCTCGGATATCTCAGCGTCATATCGATGGGCTTTCCACATACGTAGCAGCGCGTGCCATACGTAGCAGCTACGAGTAGCTTCAGTTCACTGACCTTCCTGCCACCCCAAGCCATTACACGCCCTCGTCATCAGTGAGATTGACCTGCGACAGCACCTGCATCATGCGTGCTCGTGAGGTGTGTAGCTCGGTAGCTATCTGCAGCTGGAATGTGCTACATGAGTAAGGGGATGAAGGCAGCTCATCAATAGCATCATCGATAGAGTCAATCACTGCTTTGACTGCTTCCTTGACTTCGTACCTGCTCATAGCCGTGTCCCCACTCCCGTGAGGTTCACGTGATCCATACGTAGATCAGTCTCGAAGCGTCGCAGCTCGTCATAAGTCATCGCACCGCACACGGCTAGTTCTTCAGCTACGGGATCAGTGTCGATATAATCAAGCCATCGAGATGACGGCACTCCTGAATACTTCTTCTGCATGTACGCCTGATAGGTAATCATTATGGGCATCGCTTCATTTGCTTTCTGTGTTACCGCTGTATCCACAGCGGGAGAAACATTCTGTGCATGAGCGTGTGCGCTTGGTGCGCACGCTCTCCTAGATAGAGGGAGGTCTGAAATCATTTCCGCATGGGACTTATCCGCTGAATCGCGCTGAGGTTTTTGTGGGAAAATCACCATGCGATTGAGCTTCTGCAAGCGTTCCTGCGTTTCCTTCCTGCGCTTGTTCAGCAGTCGGTCGTATACGGGACGAGCAGCGCGCACGAGAGCGACTAGCGCAGTCTTATTGATTCGCATAAAGCCGGGCTGTGGCTTGCCTTCTGCGATGCCACCGCGATGCCACGTAATGAGTCCCATATCTTCCAGATCGGGAATGCATGCGCGCACATGTCGATCCGTGTAACCGGCTCTATCAGCGAGCTGCATTGTGGTGATCTTGAAGTAGCCAGAGAAGTCTTGCCCCTGCGAGCGTGAGACTGAAACGAGCGTGTCAAGGATCGCGCGGTGACAACGATGATGAGCGCCTGCAAGATCGCCCCACCCGGCTTTGCGCAGGGCTGCAAGAATCTTGAATACAGATGCGTGAGCAGTGATGCAGCGCGTCATTCTTTTTCGCTCCTGTGAAGCTCAGTACCATACCAAGCGAGAGCAGTTCCGAAAGCCGCATAATGAGGCCACGTAATGCGGTAGCTGTCAAACATGAACGTCGCAACAAGAATTGAAATAAGCATCAGCGCAAATACAAGGAACGACGCAAACAATGATTTATTAACGCTCATCGGTTTCACCTTCATCTCCAAAAACGCCGAAGCCTTCAGCGATTCCCTTTCGGATGGCTAAGCGCAGATTCAGTAGTGCGAGTTCGGCTAACTTTGACTCTGCGAGTTCGTCTTTTGCCTTGAGCTGCAGTTCAACAAGTAAGCGTTCAACGTCACAGAGTGCGTTCAGTACATAAACAAGCTGTCGTACCCTACTTAGCGGGTTCATTTGGACTCCTTTTGTGCGTATTCCTCGTTGATCGCAGCGCCAAAGATGTCGAAACCGATTGGAACACCAACCTGAATCAGTCGGTCTAAATCGTCTACGCTCCATCGAGTAGTTCCGGAAAGTCGTGCCGATAACGTTGGCCGTGAAATGTGCAGAGCTTGCGAAAGTGCTGTTATTGATAGCTGATTCTCTGCAATGTACCGTCGAACAATTCGGGTAACGCATGTCTGAATTGATGTCATGCCAGACAGTTTGACGGATTATCCGTCAAAAAGCAAGCTGATTATCAGATGTTGTGTCTGATTTATAGACAGTAAGGCGTGAAAAGAGTTAAATTATCCGCATGAGTACAACACTTTCACCTGCTGTATTAGAGGGTTTAACTCTTTCCGAAATTGTTGCGGACAACGTTAGGGCCTTTGCGGGCCGCCGACGCATTACACGGTCAGAGCTTGCACGCCTGATCGGTATGAATAACACTGCGACGGGTAGCCGGTGGCGCGGTGAAATGGAATGGCGACTGTCAGAGCTTCCCAGCGTCGCAAACGCTCTAGGCGTTAGTGTCGAGGATCTACTCACGCCGCCGCGCGGCGTTGAATTGCGCCCCCGACAGGACTCGAACCTGCAACCTCGGGATT